CAAAAGGATATATAGAGTCTCTTGGTAAGTCTACTCTTGAAAAGAAATTAGAAAAACAATATGAAGGATTTACTTTATCACAATTTTTTAAAAAAACAGGAATATGACACCAAAAGAAAAAGCAGAAGATTTAGTATATAAGTTTAATACTGTAGATGCATTTTTAATAGATGCTAAAAAATGTGCATTAATAGCAGTTGATGAAATATTAGATTTAAATTTAGGTTTATCTAATTGCGATGAAGAAAATTGGGCTATTGATAAGTTTTATTTAGAAGTTAAACAAGAAATAGAAAAACTATGACACCACAAGAAAAAGCAGAAGAGTTATTTAAAAAATACTACAGTTATTTAAAGGCTAATTTAATGGATGATAAGGAAGCTTGGGAAGACGCTAAGGTTTGTGCTATAATGGCAGTTGATGAGATATTAAAAAACTGTTATGAAGTAATGAAACCATTTTGGCAGGAAGTTAAACAAGAAATAGAAAACCTATGACACCACAAGAAAAAGCATTCCACCTATATTTTTCATTTGTTAGAGACATAATTGGAGATAGCGAGAAAGCAAAGCAGTGCGCTTTAAAAGTAGTCAACGAAATGTTAAACGATCACTTATCAAACAAAACTAAAAGATATGGCAGAGAAAGATATTATTTTTGGCAACAAGTTAAACAAGAAATAGATGGCATCTAAGTTTCAAACGAAGATTAAGAAGCACTACGAGGCAAACGGATGGATAGTTATCAACACTATAAAGCTTAGTGTTAATGGTTATCCAGACCTGTTCTGCTTCAAGGATGGTAAGGCTCTATTTATAGAGTGTAAGGAAGGTAATGATACACTGAAGCCACTTCAGGAGTTCAGAATAGACGAGTTAATTAAACAAGGATTTGAGGCATTCTGCCTACATTCAATAAAAGGAAAGATATACCCATGACACCAGAAAGATTTAAAAAAATAATACAGCTAGAGACAGGGATCGATGTAGATATTGTATCCAGAAAGAGAAACTTTGTAGAGATAAGAGCCCTGTACTACAAGATACTAAGGGATGTGCTAGGTATGACGCTACAGTCTATCGCTGACACAGTCAACAAGGACCACGCCACCATACTACATAGCATAAAGAACTTTGATATATGGGCAAGCTACAGTGAGGACCTAAGGAGGAACTACAACAATGTGATGCACATGATACACCACTATGAGTATGACTCTATGGATGACTCAGAGCTTAGTAAGTTAAGATATAATAACATACTCCTAGATATGAAGGTTAAGGAGCTTACAGATCATATAACATCGATGAGAAGTGTAAGTAGACTCCACGAACTTATAGATAGGATCCCAGAAGAAAAAGAGGAGTTGATGTTTGAGCGCATAAGTGCTATTGTAAGGATGAATTGTTAATAACTTTTATTATATATAAACATTTTTGTTTATAAATTTGATAAAAAAATACTATGGAATACATCAACAGCACAATGAAAAACATCAATGACCTTACAGACGAAATCTATGAAGGTCTTGCGGACGGAGATTCTGACGCAGTAAATAAGAGTATAGTAAAACTTATGGCTATACTAAAGGACGTACAACAATCTATTAAGGAGGAGTTATGAGAGTAAAGCTCTTAAGAAAGATTCGTAAGTTATGTTTAATTAAGTATGTTCTTGATGAACATAAGTACAATAAGGAGTTGGTTATGTTTAATAAGAAAACCAATGCGTTTCAAAGAAATAGATATGAACCAATTTATTCAACTCCTGACTTGGCTTTTGTATTAGATGAATTAAAACAAACAAAACTACTTAAACAGTACTGGTCTAAGAGAGCCTATAAACAATTTAAAAAAATAAAATGAAACAATATAAAAACAGGTACGGAGATGTGTTCACCTTTACTAAGGATGAGAACAATGATATACTATGGGAGGGAAACTTTGAGTACTGCAGATTTGGTATGCCTAATGACTATACTAGAGCTTACGATGCGTATTTAAAAGATAATGAGGGTAAGCAACACCTTATGAATTTACCTCAATTTAAAAGCGTAGTACATCATTACGATGATGAAACTTTTAAATACGAATATCCTGAATACATTGAGATGGTTGATTGTCTAAGAGATGAAGTTGACATGGTAGATCCATCAGGTGGTCCATACATTACTAGAGGTATGTCATTAGGTAGCTTTGGGTTCAAATACTCTATAGTAGAAGACTTTAAAAAGATTGATACTGGATATAAAATAATAACTAAGAAAGATGGAACCAATACACAAATTTAATAATGGTAGAGGAGCAATGCTCTGCAATGGTTGTAGAACTATAATATCTACAGGTCCAAAGACTGAAGAATTATTCTGTGATAAGTGTAAACAAAAAAACCACATCATTGAGATAATTAATAGTGATGAGGAACTTGGGTTATATAACGACATTGTAGATGAAAAAGGAAATATTGTAGGTTTTGTTAAAAGAAATAAATAAAAAATATGAAATACACAACGACAACAACAAATGATATTGTAGTAAACGGTCACGAGATAATGAGTCCTCCAAAGGATTCTGTGGTAGAGGCTGTTAGAGACGATCTTTTAAGAAGATCAGTAGTAGGTATTAAAAAATACAATACAACGCTAGATCGAACTGATATTGATCTTAAAGGTTGGGTAACTCACGCACTTGAGGAGGTACTTGACCTTTCACTTTATTTAAAAAGAATTCAAATAGAACTAAATGAAAGAACATAAGCAATCCCCTCTACAAAGAATACTAGTAGTTATGCAGTACCTATACCGCAGGGGTGGTAATAAGGAGTCTGTAAATAATGTTTACCGTAACATAATAAAGAAAAAGTATGAAAAAGTATACTCAGGAGTTTAAAGATTCAGTGCTGCATTACTTCTCAACTGGACATAGCATAAAGGTGTCCTGCGAGAAATCATGCAATGAACACGGTATTGTCTATGACGATAATGTTAGACGAAAGGTGTCAAAGTGGCTTGAGAAGAATAAGATCTCTAATAATCTAGAGATTGAGAACACGGATGTCTTCAAGGAGGCTAAGAAGAAGGTGCACGATAACTCTAAGAGGAGGTTTATAGTGTCATGGTGTCAGTCAGAGACAGACATAAACCATAGGCTAATGACAAATATCGAGGCCTACGCTAGTCATATCGATGCGTCCATACACATCATAGCTGGAAGGTACAAGAACCCAATATCACTGTCTGCGAGCAAGTCAATCCAGAACAAGGAGGACGTTGCTCAGAACTCTTGGCACGAGAGGGTGGTTCCATACCTTGATGCAAATAGACACAAGATACACAAGCACCTATGCATCCTATCAGACCTTAAAATTCAGCCGACAGCATCTACTCCACTATCTGGAATAAATGGGCTGACAGGGCTTGAATCATGCATCATTGGGCATCCTAGGGTTCACCTTAAGTCACTTCCAATACTTGATGGTTATCCTCACAAGCTGATCCTTACTACAGGGTCTGTATCTGTTGAGAACTACACAGACACAAAGGTGGGTAAGAAGGGCGAGTTCCATCACACGTATGGATTTGCTATAGTAGAGCTTGATGGTGATGACTTCCACGTTAGACAGGTTACAGCAGATGACCTTGGATCATTCTATGACCTTGACTTCCACGTATCTGCTGGACTGGTTGAGAAGGTTGACGACCCTACCGTGATGGTGTTTGGTGACCTACACCTTGGAGAAACAAATGAAAAGGTCCTGGAGGTATCCTTGGATATGGCTGATAGACTTAACTGCAAGCAGATCATACTCCATGACGTGTTCAATGGACACTCTATATCTCACCACGAGAGAAACCAACCGTTTCAACTACTTAAGCGTGAGGAGGATGGATCAAACTCGTTGATCGATGAGCTTGATGAGATGGTTGACTTCTTCGAGAGGTACTCCGACTATAACTTCGGTGTAGTAAGAAGTAACCACGATGAGTTCCTAGACAGATGGCTAAACGATGTAGACTGGCGTAAGCACAGTAACAAGATGGCCTACATACAGCTTGCCTCTATGATGGTTAACTCTGACGATAGTAAGGGAGTTATTCCATTGTACTTGAAGACACTTGGCGTTACTAACGCATTCTGTTTAGGTATAGACGATAGCCTTAGGGTTATGGACTGGGAGCTTGGAGTTCACGGTCACATAGGTGCAAACGGTAGCAGGGGTAGTGCCATGCAGTATGCCCAGATGAATACCAAGAACATCACAGGACACACGCACTCTCCTTTGAGGCTGGACGGTCACATATGTGTTGGAACACTAACACACCTTAGGGTAGGCTATAACAAGGGATTATCGAGCTGGATGAATACAAACGCTGTAATACATCCTAATGGTAAGGCCCAGCTTATAAATATTGTTAACGGTAAGTACACCACACTATGAGCAAGGCAGTAATAACTTGGAACTTAAATGATTTTGATGAGAATCAAGACTTTAATAGGTTTGTAAAGTCTAGAGACATGGCCATGATGCTTTGGGAGTTAAAGCATAACTCCTATAAAAAATGTGAGCAGCTTCTAGACCAGTCAGGAGATGATGACCTGTATGTTGTATTTGAACACATCAACAAACTGTTCGAAGAGTACGGTATAGATATAGATAATCTAATAGACTAAAAAAGTAAAGCCTCCTTTAATTGGAGGCTTTTTTAACTTACATTATTATGAATAGACCTTTATGTAAATGCGGAAATAAATGCAGACCTAATGGATTTAGTCGTGTTACTGGAAATCCATTATTTAATACTTATTGTCGATCATGTTCTAAAACAAAACATGGTAAGAAAGAACGAATAAATAAAATACTAAAAAAAGATACTTGTGAATTGTGTGGATTTATACCTATTAATCCATGTCAACTTGATCTAGATCATATTGATGGAAATAGAAATAATAACGATTCATCTAACCATCAGACATTATGTGCAAATTGTCATAGGCTAAAAACATTTAATCAGAAAGATTGGACAGTTTCTTAATTGGAGGCTTTTTTGTTTAATCTCTACTGCCACTCTGACTTCTGCTTCCAGAAGCCTCTCTATTTCCAGATGACATTCTGTTTCCAGATGATCCTCTATTTCCTTCGGTATCATTTACATTCTCAGGTCTTAGTCCTAGCTGTTCTACCATTCCTCCCTGGAAGTATCCACTTCCAAATCCACTAGACTTGTAGTCGTATTCTATAGCTGGCAGTCCATTCAATCCTCTATAGATATCACGAACATCCCTAACCACTCTCCAAGGTATGATAGGCGTAGATAATCTACTTCCAACTAGCTGACCAGCACCTCCTAAAGCCTTCTGTGTTTTACCAGATGCGGCATTCTTCAGTGCCTGTTGAAGTTTTTTACCTTCATCAAACGCGTCTGCCTTTATATTCATCTGCTGGCCTAAGAACTCTCCAAGCTTTTGATCCTTCTGAGCTAACATAAACTGTACAGCTGGAGGATTCATCTTCTTCATATACTTTTTAGCCCAAGTATTCTTCTCTAACCACTCGTACAGATCATCATCAGCTCCAGTAGCACTAGCTAATGCAAATGCAGCTAAAGTTACAGCAGCTCCAATAAACATTCTAGCGTTAGCGTTCTTAGCCAGTAACTGGTACTTAAGATCCTTCTCAAGGTTCTTCATTCCTTCCTCTGAACTTAAGTCAAGCTTACTTCCTCTAGACTTAATGTTCCAGTATATGGTACTTAGTGTAGGTATACCAGCCTTTTGAGCTGCTAATAACGTCCAGTTAGTACCACCTCCAACGTAAGGGTTAAGTATATTTGTTGTAACTATTGACGCAGCAGTTAATGCAGCAGCATCGTTCCACTTCTTCTCCTTAACAGCTCTATCTGTTCTGGTCTGTACCCAAGAGTTGAATAGGTTTAATGGTTTAGATATAATGTTGTTTGGTTCATGACCTAGTTCGAATCCAGCAACAGTCTCAGCTGACTTTAAAGAAGCCTCAAGTTCCTGTAGTGTAATTTTATTGCCCTGAACTAAAGCCTCATTAACCAAGTCATTTGCGAACCTGTAGACACTTTCTTTAGAGTCTGAGATTACCTTCTTACCAGCATTCTCATTTATCTTATCAATGATCTGTTTAGAAGTAACTAAGGCATCCTCAAAAGACTGTCCAGTTAGTTGTTCTGAAACATAGTTCTTAGCCTCTGTCTTAGACATACCCTTCTTTCTAAGTATCTTTATTAGGTTGTAATGGAAGAATCCTTGAGCAAGCGCAGCCTTGTGCATACTATCGGCAGACTCTAGGAATGGTTTACCAAGAGCTGTAGATGTTAGTGCATGGTATAGTCTGCTATCACTACCGTTAATAATTAAATCCATTGTCTTACTTTTAGTAATGAATGGAGATGTAACATCACCAAACTCAAGACCTCCGTTTAATGTAATATCCTTAAAGGTCATCCTAGCTAACTTGTTTCTAGAAGCCTTCATTTCTTTTGTATCTACATTATCAAACATAAATCCAATCTTCTTAAATGCTCTAGAGATATATCCAGAAGTTGTGTTCTCAATAGCCTGAGCTACAGATACTAACGCATTTCTTTGTGCTAAACCAATGAACTCTTTAGCAACCACAACAGCCTTGTAGGCTCCATTTGATTGTGACCATGCAACCTTACTTAATAATGATTCTATTTTTTTATTTATAGATCTCTCAGCATACTTTAAGTACTCCTGGCTTAGTTTATTTCCTTCGCTATCCTCTTGAGAGAACAATTCAGACAAGCTCTTAGCTAAAGACTTAGCCTCGTCAAAACTTTTCTGATCCAGTTGGTTCATACCAAGGGCAGTATTTATTAATCGATCGTAGGTGTCAGACTCCTTTTCAAATAGACCATAGTTGTAAAGCTCTGCTAACTTTTTAGCGCTTGTCTTTAGATCTACCTTCTTTCTTGGAGTGTTTCTATTCTCTAACTCATTAAGAGACTTCTCAATAATACTAGCTCTAAGGTTGTTGTACTCGTCCTCTAATTCCTTAGCAGCTTCCTTACCTATTATTCCCTCTACATTCTCTCTTATCTTATCTACACTTCCTTCCTCTCCAGCAAGTTTCTTCCAGTCAAGTACATCACGTTTTACTTTACCTTCTTTAGTCTTTACTGTTATCTCCTTACCAAATCCAGCATCTATAAGGGCTTGTTTCACTATCTCCTTCTTAGATAGTTCCTTGGCTTTTATTTCCTTTTCAGATATACCCTCAGTCTTAAAACCTTCGGTCATATCCTTTCTGAACATATCTTCGTTGGCCCAGTTATTACCGTACCTCTCCTTTATATGATTGATACCTATCTCGATAGCATCAGCTATACTAACACCAGCCTTGATAGAGTTCTTTATAATAGTTATACTAGAGTCGATAAGAGCAATTGGAACTCCAATGGTAGCATCGTAAGCCTTGCCTCTTAACTTATTCTGTATCTTTTCAAGAGCAGCAATAGCCTTATCTGCCTTTGCTCTTCTTGCTGTAGGTAATTTTTTATAGATCTCGTTAACCTGTTTCTCAACACCACTAAGTATCATTTGTTCCAAGTCAGACTCAGCAACTATACTCTCGTACTCCTTCTGGATTGCATTAGTATCAGACTGAATGGCCTTCTCTACAGCCTTCTTATCTCTTAACTGATCGCTTGATAGGAACTTATCTGTAACTGCTTCGTAGTTAAATCCGTCCTTCATTATAGCTCTTAATCTACCAGCGTTTATAGCAAGTGAAGACTCTCTTAAGAACTGTTGTGATTTTGCTCTAACTAGATCCTGTAACTTCTTCAATCCTACGTTATCTGGCTCTGCATTAACTCTATCAAACATTTCATTCTCTAACGAAACATATAGCACAGCCTTCTCGTGAGGTTTTAGGTTAGCAGTATCTAAGAACTCAAGTGTTTTTTCAATGTACTTGTCTCCAAAAACTTCTTTAGCCATGGTAACAGTTTCCTTACCGTGCATACCAGCATCAATAAGAGACATAACCTCTGTCTCTTGAGCGTTACGTGGAGCCTCACCTTCAACAGTTTCTATGGTCTCACCACTCAAGTACTTTCCAACTATACCAGACTTTGGTAGGTCCTTAACCTTATCTCTAAATGCTTCAGTATCGTTGGTAGCAACCACCTCTTCTTTAACCGTTGTAAGCTCATTATAGGCTCTCTCAGCTAATGAAACCTGATCAGCACCCAACTCACTAGTTATAGTTTTTTTGATCTCTGTAATGGACATACCATCATCGATCATATCCTTAACAATATCCTTCATGTCTGAGTAACTCTCAGATTCTTGTGATCTTTTCTTAGATACAATTTCTGCTGAGTACTTAGATAGTCCGTGAGTCCTTCCAAGGTTGGTAAGTATTCTCTTTATGTCCCATCCCTTTGCTCCCTTTTCTTTTAATTCTTTTTCTGTAGATACAGTGGTTCCGTCCTCCTTTGTAAATTCAGGTATTATATCTGTTAAATTGTATACACCATCTAAATGAAGCACCTCTATTTCTTGGTCAGACTCTATATGATATCCGTATGACTCATGATAGAACTTATCTTCTTTATTTGTTTTTACTGGAGTAAGGTTACCCTTTGTTCTTATTACAACTGGCACCTGATATAATTCAGCGTCCTTTGCTATAGGCTCAGTTAAAGATTTAGCTAAACTTAAGAATGTTCCAACTGTAGAAAACTTTGGATTTCCAGCCTCTGAGTTACCTACCATTCCTTCTAATAGACCTCTTCTAGACTCAAAAGTCATCTTGCTTGAGATAACATAATCTCTCAATTTATCTGCCATATCTATAGCAGATATATTACCAGATATAGCCTTTGTAGCTCCTTCTTTAAATCTTTTAACTTCTTTTTTATCGAATGCCTTTAGTATTACTTTTTTAAATGTATCCCTGTTTAATTCTTTATTGTTAATAGCCTCCTTGAACACCTCCATAGTAATTGAAGTCATATTCTTATTTGACATATGAGATACATTAGACATAACGGCAGGTATTAAGTACCTGTATCCGTCAGAGCTAACCTTCATAGTATCAATTATTTTTTTGACCCCACTCTCTTCAGATGCTGCCCATACATATCCTGTTACTTCTGGATAACCAACTCCTCCTAAGAATGTATATACTGATTCAAGTACATCTTCTCCATCTACAGTCTTATATTTTTTAAGTTCTCCAGCGGTCAACTTATCTGAAAGTGTGGATCCAGCAACCTGGCCATTTATCTTTGACAGATCGAAATTCTCTATTACCTTAGTATTTTTGTTTGTTGGAAACCTATTAAATATAAGAGAATCTATAAACTTGCTCTCTCTCTTTATATCTTTTTTTATTTCTACACTTCCGTACCCAAGAATACTAACTTTTTCATCAAGAATAACATCTCCAGTAGATACGTTTGAAGCTATTACGTTAAGTAAGTCTATGACTTCATTGTCTGTAAATGGCTTAAGTCCAAAAATTTTAGCTAAAGAGTCTAACCATTTTTTAATTACACTCTTATTAGCTGCTGACATCTGTGGGTATCCATCAGCCATTATACCAATAAGTTCTGCTAATTTTTCTTCATCTCTAATTGTTTTGTCTGTGTACCTTGAAGCAAATGCATCTAGCTCATCCTTTAGCTCAGGACTTGCTGTCTTATATACAGCATCTACCATTCTCTTAGTTATATCTTGTACTGACTTATCTCCACCTATTTTATCTAATATAATAGCGTGAAATACCTCGTGCGCAACAGTCCTTCCGTTTGCTTTCTGAGAATTTACATGTATTACCTTATCTCCATTTGAAGACATTATATACATACCTCCTGATCCAGACTCTCCTGTAGCATTTTCATAAGATTTTTCAGTATCGTGTACTACGAACTTGACATTAGGTAGTATCTTAGATAATGACTTCTTAGCATTCTCAACCTGAGTATCTAGTTTAGCTCTATCGTAAACTGGTTTATCAATATACTTAGCCTTAAATGCTGCAAGTTTAGATTTAGCAGCAGTTGGTTTTAGTATCTCTCTAATATCATTAATTCTATCTATCTCTGGCTTCAATCCTTCAATAGCTTCACCAGTACCTCCAGTATCTACCTCTTCGTTTGTTTTTAAATTATAAACAGCCTTTTGATTGTACTGCTTACCAAGTCTTATTGCTTGCTCATTTGGTACAACAGCAGATACATCTATATAAGTCTTTCCAGACTTAGCATCATACCAAGTACCAATAGCAAGTATATCTTCGTTACCTTCAAATAAATCTTTGTTGGCTTCCTTGAAATCATTTATATCTTTTTCTGTAATCTCTCCATCAATTATCTTTGATCTCTCTGTAAATATAGACACAGAAGAGGCGTCAGATCCTGCCTTATTTTCTCCGTTTGCCAAGAATGTAGATCCTCCATTTTTTTTATGAGATTCAAACTGAGTTTCTACTGGTAATTCAGTACGTCTCTGTCCTGGCTCATAAGCCAAAGCCTCTGCGTACATATCCTTTGTCTCTTGAGATAATGTTTTATCCTCTTCGATAAGTTTAGTTACCTCGTCTTGGTTTATTGTAGCGGCTTCCTGAGACGATAATCTATAAAGATCATCATACTCATTTACCTTGTTTTTTTCAGTATAAATTTGATCATAAACAGCTTTTAATTTAGCGTCCTTAGAGTCTGGTATAATAGCCTTATAGCCCTTATCAGTATTACTTCTATATTCTTGATCAAAGGCTTTAGATATTTTATCACCCTCCTTTAACTGAACATCAGTAGGAGCAAACTCTGTGGTGGTCTGAGCTCTAGTCTTACCCATCCACTCAGATACTACCATATCATAACCATTCTCACCAGCTATCTTAGTAATGTAAGCTAGTTTACTGTTAGCATCAAACGCCTTACCAGGGTTCTCCTCTTCGTGAAGAGTCTTAGCCTGTTCAGCATAGTTGTTAGCATCGGTATTGGCATCATACACCTTGTCTTTAGCAATGGATACAGCGTACTTAGCCTCACCATTAACCATCCTTTCGCTATCCTCTGGCTTGGTATAGTACATAGCTACACCACCTACCTTGCTTAATGCTCCAGCCTCCTCCTTAGAGGTAGCAGTGGTGCCTCCAGTGGACTTGTTTATCTTGTCATAACCCTTACCTCCAACGTGGAAGAATACAAAGTTACCATCCTTATCCTCTGTAAGGTTAGCATAGTTTGATGATGTCTCTGGAGAGATTACTTCTGTAGCAACTACCTCAACAGGTTCGTATTTAGCATCTATAAGCGAAGATCTATCTTCCTGTATAGTTTTATATTCTTGTTGAAGATCTTTAATTAATTCTTCTTTATTTGGAAGTGTTCCATTGTTTATATCAAAAGCATCTGTTTTAATTTCAGCTGCTTTATTATTTAAATCAATTATTTTCTTATAAACATCATCAGGCATGTTGTTTACCTTTTCGATTGTGTTTGCTAATATAGTTGAATTCTCAACTGTTGCTTTATCTATCTGTTTTTTTATAACAGATTTCTCTACATCAGTTAAAGATTCATCTTCTAATTGTTTAGAGAACTGTATTATTTTTCTTGAATTCTCATCTAATACATTTAAATCTTTATTTGTTTGTAAAGGCTTAAGTATAGCTCCAGCAACATGAGGAGCTGCCTTTAGTATACTAGTTAAAGTAAACGTATCTTTAAATACTGTACCAGTGTTATCTAATAAACCAACATCTTTTTTACCTAAAACATATTTATCGTTAAAGTTTTGAGCAAAATTAGTAAACTCCTCACCAGCTAATTCTTTTGATGTATCAATACCCCAGTCCTTAGCCCATTCCTTAGCCTTTTGTTTTGCTGATTTAGTTATTAAATCACTTTCATTTTTAACTATAGATTCAAAAACTCTTCCTCCTTTTTTTAATATAGATAGTGTAGGTAATTCAGACACTACCTCAGCAGCTCCATATAATAAAGGAGCAGAAGCCATCTGCAATGGAGAATAAGAAGCCTTTCCTTCAAGAACTTCTTTATTCATGTCTGCATACTTTTGACCAGTACTAGATAACCCTATAATACCTAGTCCTCCAGCACCAGTAGATGTAGCAACTAAATTAGGTATTTGATTAGACATTACATCAGAAACATAATTTAAAAATCCTTCAGGACTTTCAACACTTTCTACTGATTTTCTTAAATTACTTCTTTCCTCTTCTAATCCTTTGTTTATATCTATTATTTTTCTCTGAAGTTGCACATTAGGTAAACCAGCTAAAGGACTTGTTCTAGATCCTAAATAGTCTAATCCACTTATTATACCTACACCTAACTCTCTAGCTGCGATACCAGTATTTAATAAAAAATTTTCTACATCTCCGTACTGTCTTTTAAGTAAATCAAATTCTTGCTGTGCAGTACCTAAGTCTGATTTGTTTTTATTAATTATATCTTGTCTTTTCTTTATATCAGAACCAATACCTATTATTTCTTGACCTAATGAAACATAAGAATCAGACAAATTTTTTGGTATTTGTAATCCTGAATTTTTATAATTAAGAATCTGGTTCTCTATATTTTTATATTCCTTTATTTTTTTGTTACCTATAACTTCGTATGCATTTATAATTTTTTCCTCTTTTAAATTACTTTCTTGAAGGTGTTCTGCTGTTTGTTTTCTTGATTGTTTTAATAAATTTTTATCATCTTCATTAAGATTATCTAAAAAAGAGTTTATATTATCAGTCTCAATATAGTTAACTTGTTTGTTTTTATATAATTGTTTTGCAAGTTCGTTTATCTGATCATCATTTAACTTAATTTTTTTAATAGCAGCATCCTTTTTTACTTCTTTTTTTTCTTCAGATAAGGGGTCTATATCAGCCTTAAATTCTTTTATACCAGGTTCATCCGTAATAGATGCTGCTTGATCTATTAAAGTATTATATGCATTTAATGATGTTGCCTTTACATTATTCCAAATACCAGTAGTTGTAAGTAAATCATCAAGTCTTTTATTAGCTTCTAAATCTACAGCCTCTTCATTCTTAGCTTGTTTAAATTGATTCTCTATTTCAGATAATCTACTATAGTCAATAAGATCTTGTTCAAAAATCACAGAAGATAACTCATCTGTTTTTCTAGATATCTCCTCTTGGTTTTGAGGAGTAACCTTTATTTTTGATAATTCATTTTGTAGTTTTAATCTTTTACCTATTAACTCAGAAGATTTAGAAACCTTTATAACAGGTTTAGCCTGAAGAGTTTGTTGTTCTTCAGGTGTAAGTCCAGTAAAAGTTTTCATTTTAGGTGGTCCACCTAAACCATCCGATTCCGCAGGAGCCTGAGTTTCTTCTGTAACCGATAAAGTAGATGTTACATTCTGTTTTGGTTTGGATGCCAATACATTTTTTTGAGAAGTAGGCTGTGATACGGACTTTTTTTTTTGAGCTATAAATGTTTCCTTGAATTTCTTCAGATCATCATCAGATGCTCCTTCTTGAGCGTATTTAGTTAGTTCAGAAATTAATTGTTTATGATTTTCATCATTTAATCCAGACGGGTTATTTTTAGGTCTCTGTAACATTTAATTTATTTTATTGATTAGCAATTCTAGCAGCTCTCTGTTCAGGAGTTTCTTGTCCACCTCCTTGTTGTGACTTTATGTACTTCCAGTTTTTATCAGCCTGAGGTTTTAAGTAGTCAAAAAGTTCTTTATAGCCACTTAAGTACCTTCTTCTTGCAGGATCATATATCTGAGTAGCTACGTTTGATATCTTAGAAATATCAGGAGCTACATCATTACCTTCTTTATTCTTTGTCTTCTTGCTTGAGTAGGTAACATCAGATACAGTTGTTACGCCATCAACTACATTCTTTTCTTCAATCTTCATCTGTAACTCATTAGTTACTGGATCTATATATATAGCCTTAAGATTTTGAGCGGCTCCTGTTGACTTGTCAATAACTGGAACATCCATTGTAAATCCTGACCTTGAAGTTCTCTTTCCAGTAGCTGGATCTATAGTAGATGTTGTGTATCTTATGTCTTGGGTTGTAGGAACAACTGGAGCTGGCTTACCATCTCCTCCTCCGCTTCTATCTGGAGCCCATCCACGCCAAGTATTCTCTACCTGCTTTTGTTCGTATACTAGTCTCTCTCTTAGGTATCTCTTAGCTGTATCCTTAGCAATCTTGTCTTGCTCTGGAGTTAACACAGGCTCTGGGTTACCAGTTGAGTTCAGCTGAACAAAGATCTTAGATGGATCCTTAGCAGCTTCTGCCTTGTTTATCGTAGGAGTAAATCTCTTACCGTCAATGTCACCATAGTCAACAAGTACAGATAGTGCCTTAAGAGGCTCACTAGTTAAACCATTAGCCACATTATTCTCAAATGCTTCAAATCCAGGTCTAGCAACAGGATCATTAATGGTCCATATTCCGCCAGCACCTACCTTACCATACTTAGTAAAGTCTTTGATCTTATCTGCCTGAGCGTCAAGCTCAACGTCTAGTTTTACCTTAGGCACTAATAAGTTTCTTTCGTTATTTAACCAGTTAACCTCAATAATATCGTTAGGGTCCTTACCAGCTATAAAGCCTCTACCCTTATTATCCATTATAATATTTTTATCTTTTAATGTAGCAGCTAGTCCAAGCGTCTGAGCCATATAATCAGAAGCAGCTGATAGATTACCAGCCTTAGTTTCTGCTATATATGTGTCATAAGCTGCCTTTGCATTCTTACCTACAGCATCAATCTGATTAAAGGTGTCCTTTGCGTTTTGATTGAACAAGTTAAAGTCCTTCTGAGCAGCCTTACCTTCACGAACTAGTTTAGCATAGTCTCCTACTGCCTTCTTAGAATTATATGCAGCCTCAGTAAGCTTTTGATTAAGAGCCTCGTCCTTACCAAGGGTAATCTTACCCATCTCGGTAATACTATCGTTGGTATCCTTCTCTAGTTTATCTCTGTTTGCTTGTCTTGCAGCCTCAGAATCTGTTAATGACTTCTGAACACTGCCAATGACTGCATTCCAGTCGAATGTTGGTGTTGCTTTTACATCTGCTGGATTGACATATCCTCTGTATTCTGCCATACTATTGTGGTTTGTTTAAAAACGATAATGAGTTCATCCAACTTGGGATAGGCTGGTATTTATTATTAAATGCAGCTATGTTAGAATTTGACATGTTTTGTAGTTGTTGTCCTGGAGTCATGTTTACTGACTGTACTGGCTGTACTGCCTTTAACCCTGAAACAGGCGCCTCTCCATCAGATCCAAAGGATGGTATCATTGAAAGACCTGTATTTAAAACTCCAATTCCTGCATTAGCAGCTCCAGTATACGCAGCTAGTTCAGCCTGCTTTGCTGCGGCTTGCGCTTGTTGAGCTCCTTTTAATCTTTCAGCCTCTAAATTAGCTAAGTCTTGATTAACATTCATTCCAGACTGTGCCTGAGCCACTCCTATCTTAAATAAATCATTAGCGGCTGCATCTCTTGTATCCGCCTCTCCTTCTATACCAGCTGCTGCAACCTTACCAATACCTCCAGCTAATAACCTAGGATCTCCCTCCTGTAAAGCACCAACAGTTTGACCTACCTGAGATGTTATCTCTCTTCCAGCTCTGTTGTACTGCTCCATAGGCATCTGTAGCGCCTGGAACAGGTCCTGACTTCTTAGTTGCTCCTCTTTTTTAGCTGCGTCTTGAGCTGCTCTTTCAGCTGATCTTGCCTCATTTACTTGAGCTCCAGCTCCTGCTAAATCAGTTAATACATTTACTGCACCTAACCCCATAGTTAACCATGGCGTTGCTGCTGATGCTGCTCCTGCTGCACCTCCTAATGCTCCTGCGCCTCCTGCTGCTGCGCCTCCTGCTGCTGCTCCCATACTATATTTTTTTTATATATTCTACAATATTTTTAGAAGATGACTCGTAGTCTGCATCTTCAAATAACTTCTTTAAAACTGGACTAGAGCTTACTGTCATAATAAGATCGTACCCAATGCTTTTCATATGATGCTCTATATTATAAAGTAAAACTTTAAGAGCATTCTTTCTGTATTTCTTCTCTGCCTCCTTGTTACCAGTTATAAAACCAATCCAACACCAAGAAGAGTCGCTAACATAAACTGGAGCTGCATATAAATCAACTCCTTCTGCACTTACCACAAATATTCTCTCTGGCAGTGATGACTTTAGTAGTATAGGAAAACTCCATTTAGTCCACCAGCTTACTAGTGTTTCATAATAATCATCCTTGTACTCTAATCTACAGCTATGCATCATGCAAAGATACTAAATTTATGGGAAACTTTTGAATATACTGCTTCCAACGGTATATAGTTGTATTCTATCAGTAGCAACATTCTCAAGCTCAAACTGCATGTAGTATCCTCTCAATCCATAAGACTCAGCAACTGAGTTTTGGAAATATAATATATAGTCTGTTACTAGTGGTATATTACCTAAGGTAGTATCTATAGTTATTGTTGTATTTGTCTTTGCTATTATCCTTCCTAACCTCTGAGGAGATCCTAAATTATTTGAATAAGCATCAGCTCCAATACTTATAATGCTTCCAAGATTAAATCCAAACGTTACTACTACAGCTGTAATAATAGATGCGTCAACAGCTATAGGAGTTCCTATACCTTGAGTTGATCTTAGATTTAAGTCTTGAGTACCTCCATAACTTCTTATATAGGCAAAGTAGTTACCCTCCTTAAACTCGTAGAACGACTCATCAATATATCCGCTAGACATATCTGTAAAACCATTAAAATGCCAAGAGGTACTATTATTTAAAACAATAGTATTAAAGTTCTTAACAGTAGATGGCTCTAAGTTAAATACACTAGTTACCTTTGAGGTATACTGAGTATCATAGAAGTAGTTTCTATTTACAGCATCTGAATTATGACGATATAAGTTTCCACCTTTAAATGTATAAAAGTAGGAGTTCATACCAATCATCATCTCTGGTATATAAGAAAAGAATGAGGTCCAGCCCTGAGCGTATTCGCTATATGATAATGTTTTTTCCATTTATGTACAATCAATTACTTCTAATACCTCTCCCGAATTATTTATTCTGTATGCATACCCAGGTCCTGCCCAATAGTATCCCGTGCTATTTCCTTCAAATCCTAATGATGATGGAGGAATTGTGTTATATATTATATCTCCAACATTTATAGGTAGACTGTATACATATAAACTATATGGGAAAGTAGTAGGTACTGAAGGACTTAAACAATCATTCACGCTAGTAGATAAACTTAAGTGTATGTTAGGATATGACGGACATGGTCCTAACGTACTAATATTAGCCCCAGTAGCAAAAGAAGTTCCTCTTTTAGCACAAAAATTATAAGGTTCGTTTATAGTTAATCCTACTAAAATAGACTCTCCAGTACAATCTATATACTCTAAATTTACGCTGCTTTCAAAAGCCGTTGCTTCAAGTTGATCGCATTCAGAAATAGGTGACGGACATGTGTCATATAAAAATTCACCTATAGGACCAGCACCAGATATTTTATACATAGATCCCGCTCTTACACATGGAGTTGGAGTGATTTCTTGTTCTATGTAATATGTAAAATATCCAATTGGCTCATTTGGATCAACAGAAACTCTAAATGTAAACGTGTTAGGATTACCATCGCAGTCTGTGTATCCAACCACAAAATCACCGTCTGTAGTAGCTTTAACACGTACTCCAACAAATAACTTACATGAAAATCCGCAAGGAAATGCAATAAGTAATAAGCCATTCAGTTGTTGTCTGTAAATACCATTTAAAGAATAAAATCCATCTGGCGACTTAATGGTTAAATTAGGATCGTCCCATACAGCTGTAGCTGTAGAAAAATTATCTGTATCTATATAAAATGTAGCCATATTATTATTATAAGCATAAATTAATTTCTAAAACAGTTCCGTCTGTATCTACTCTACACCAATTAATAGAGCTTTCAATTCCGTTTATAGGTTGAGTATATGCAAGATATTCTTGTGAAACAGGCGTATAAGGGTTTTTCAACTCAGAATCAGTATATAAAACATCTTCAACTCCTAAATTAAAATTAAAGGAGTACCTAGTAGTTATTGCTTGAGAAGGTTCTCCAATTGAATAGTTTAAACAAGCCACATTAGAAGCGTTAGCTCCAGATGATAACATTTTAAACTCAAATGAGGTAGGCTCACATCCAAGACAAGCAGTCTCAGAACTTTCTTCACTATAGCATAAATCTGTGTCATGAGAATTTATATAATCCCATATCAGGTATAGATACTGTTTAGAGTCTGGATTGTCATAAACAAACGATGTTGTATAAGACCCTGCTAAAGGATTAAGTACAGGAGAAGCAGTACTTGAAGCTGATAAAATTGTCAGTATATCTGCATCTGTATATAACGTGTCTGAAACTAAGTACTTAAATGAACATAGGTTTGGATCAAAAACAAATGTATCGTTTGTTAGTTTATTAGATTCTAAAGATATTGTGGATCCTATAGCTGGAATAACACCTACAGAAGCCATATTAGTATCTGCATCAAATAAAGATACTCCATCAGCCTCTAGTATAACGTAGTCTGTATTGTAAGCACTATTAAAACCACCTAGAGTCCATCTATAGCTATTATGTATTGTCTGATCTAAAGATGTAGATGCGTTAGTAACTACTCTGATCACTGTTATCTCTGGAGATACAGGACAGTTTGGAGTTATTGTATAAGAAGACTGCTCCTCTGATTCTATAATAACAGTTGCTGTGGTTGGAAGTATGGTATCCTTTGTAAAAGAAAGTATACCAACTCCATCGATTAATTGATTTATAACATATGTAGAGTTATATATAACACTTACATTTACTTCTCCTTCAGAAACATCATAATCAAATGTTACCTCTCCAACAGTATTACCTAGTTGTAATGTAAACTCATAACTTCCAATAAATAGTTGTTGAGATACGCTTACACCACAAGAAAGAACATCTATTTCATATGGAAGTTTATTATTATTTAATGAAAGAACATACTCATTCATATATGGATCAAATCCTCCTATCTTCTGAGTTGTTAATGAATTTTTAAATTCTTCTCTAAACCAGTTCTTTAAACCATTATTGGATACTACCTCTAGTTGATCTGATTGTGCTGATCCACCCTTTAGGTTTAATACAGCAGTACGCTTAAGGTCTGTAAAGAACATCTCACCACCCCTTACAGCAAAGCTCTCTGGATTATTACTAATACCGTAGTCCTCTATTCTAGATATCTGAGTACCAAGTACCTCTGGTATAGATGTAATAGCTCCACCAGCAGCAGCATCAGAAAGTAAATTTTTACCAGCCAATACATATGATATCTTATCCTCTTGAAGAACTAGAATATCCGTCTTTCTGGCATATAGCCTATTAATAGGTCCAAATGATTTCTCGCAGTCCTTAAAATTCGCAAGGGCAAGGTTAAACTCATTTAGTTTATTTATGTTTGTCTCTGCATTGTAAATACCACTATAGGTAAGACCTGCGTACCTATCAGCCTTCTTAAAGTCTTCCTGAGATACGGCAGTTACTCTACTTCCTAAGTAAAATGGAGCACCAACTATAGAATCATCTATCTTATAACTCTCTGCTCCATTACCAAATGTGTAGCAGTTAAAGAAATTTAAATTAACTATTGCTGGAAGTGAAGATGTCTGTGACTGATCTGTAGGCTCGTTTCCACTCATGTGAAGTCTATTTACTATAGGAAAACTATCGCTACCCTCGTAAAATATTTCTCCATCAGAGTCTTCAGCTTCAGTCTCAAAAATCATAAGAGATGTGGCCCTTTGTACAGATATATTAATAGTAGTCCTTGAATACTTTGGATTAATGCTAATAAATCCACCAGTTCCACAGTTAGGAGTACCTGTTGTAACTACAAGGTATAGAGCACCATTGCTTGAGTCATACTGGAACTGGTACTGATTAGTTCCTTGATTAAATGGAAGGTGACACTCATTATCAACTCCACCAAAAGGAAGTGGAACACTACAGTTAGACCAATTTTCTAGAGTATGTGTCTGTACATTTGCATTAGGTCCCTCACCTCCAGAGTATGATCCAGTTGTAAAGTCTACATTATCACCCTGTACAAAGTCGTATAGGCTTCCATAATCCTGGGATGCTATAAATGTTTTATTAAATTGATAGTGACTATCTCCGCAAGATCCAGGATCTATACTAGATGCAGATCTTAATAAATCAATACCAATTATAATAGTACTTCCAGCTGGAATGTCGTATGGTCTATATCTTAGATTTGATGGTCCTGGAGGGATTAATGGATCAAAGAATATGTTATCTACATAGCAAGGATATATTGTAGTTATACCTGTTTCTATAGTTCCATAAGATATCAGTGCGTTTGGATCGTATTGAGCTGAAAAATTAGCGGCCTTTAAGGCCATATACATACCAGCTGGTTCATTTTTTGAATTATTAGGAATAAAATCAGCTCCTTGAGCCTTAAGTTCTAAAACCTTTGTTTTAACTAAACCATCTAACACTCCGTTAGTATCCCTCTTAACTATAATTGTTGAGTTCTCTTGAACCTTACTTCTATTATCTCCCTCTAACTTAAACCACGTTAAACCAGTATCAGCAATATAGAATTGATTTGAATATATAACCTGATAGTTAGCTTTAGATGGTTTCACAACAAACTTGTATCTTGTTGCCCAGCTTGGAGCTAGGTTATTAACAGTTGCTACTATGTGATTACTAGTGTCTGATGCAGATGCTGGTATAAATACAGTATTTGTGTTATTAACTAATGCAGTAGAACTTCTTAAGTTATCATCCATATAAACAATGGCAACCTCATAACCTCTATTACTATGTAAACTCTTTCTAGCTCCTATCTTATAAAATGAAGATGTAAATGCTGAGTTTGAAAAATACTCGTAAGCATAAAAATAAGTACCAGGATTTGCTGGATCTTCAATTTGAAATTTAACAGCTGGAACCTGAATTTGAAATACATCACTTCCAGGAGTTGCTGTTATAGTAAATCCACCATTTATACCAGTTACACCACTATCAATATCCTGCCATGGAGTAGTAAATGGAGGGAAAACTCCTTTAGATACAATAGAACAGTTGAAATTATCTGTTAGAGATGTACCTGAGCTGCATAGTAGGTATGGTTTATGATTAGAAAACGACTCTATAAACTCAGGACTAGTAACTAGATCATAAGTATTTAAGTAGTCTCTTCTTAATGTAAAGATAAATAAAGTCTGAAATTCATTTAATGGAGCTGGTGATGACGGTGGATTATTATATAAAGCACTTCCAGAAAACGCACTATGATTCATATTAAAATTCATAGTAAATGCAGATCCGCTAGATAAGCTAACTCCTGTTAGATCTAGTTCTATAGCAGAATTATTAGATATTACAGTGTTATTTGGATCAATTGTATAGCTAACTCCATCTACTATTTCATACGGAACAAATGTAAGATTTATATCTTCATTTACTACATTTAATGAATAATCTAAACCATTTTCAATATCAATATCGTATCCATCAACATAGTTACCATATATCAATCTGTTACCCATAAGAGTTTGAGATCTAGCAGTTCTAGGAACGTTATCGTATAGCCTTAATAGCTCACTCTCTGTAAGAACAGTATATATCTTTCTATTGTCAAATAAAACACTTTGAGTGATATTGTCAGACCATCCCTGCTCTGCTTTATCGTATTTTTCAATTACGTTTATAATATTTGAATCAGATAATTTAAAGCATAAGTCAATTCCAATAACATTATAATCACCAGTGTTAAAAGAAACATTAACACCATTAAATATATTACGCATTGATTTATTACTATACGTATTAAAATCTAATTGAAACGGACCAGGCTCAAATGCAGCGGTAGTAAACTGAGAGATAGCACTATACTCATTATCCTTGTACTTATACCTGTACGCAAAAGAGATAAACTTTTCAGTCATGTAGTTCTCTTCTGCTGGAAGATCTAGTAGTACTATAGATGGAGCCTCGTGAGGAGGAGATACAATAACAGATATATCACTCTCCTTTATAGAGTCAACACCACCAACTGGGTTAGGGTAGTTCCTGGTTACATTTATTTTTCTTGGAGCATTTAAATTATCTGTCCAAAATAATAAGTCATCAACCTTATTTATACCGTTTATAAGGTATTTTCTATCAAAGTTAAGTACAGATGTGGATATTACGTGGTACGTAATAATAAAATTATTAGTATTATAAGATAATACCATGTCAACATTATCAGAACATACAAACCAGTATATAGTTTCATTAGATCCATCCTCGTAAGCTCCAATACATGTTGGATTAATTAGAGGAGTTCCGTTAAAGTTTATATCTGTTAGTTTAGTATTACCCTTTGTATTCTCAATAGCTCCAACGCTATCAAGTTCTGTTGATCCAATTCTAATATTTAACGCATCGATATACTGACCAGGGGGTATTAACCTCTCGTCATAATCTTTGTTCATTTTACCAGCTACGAAATTTATTTCTGCAGTTCCGTTTATATTAGCCATATTATTTTATCCACTTATCTTTGCCTCTCAGATTCATCAATAATCTTCCTGGGTGCATATTACTCAATCTTATCTTTGCGTTTCTTAGAAGGGCTGTTTTATCCTTCTTAGCTCGTTGTACGATGTACTCCTGTACACCATGTTTATTGTTTAATATTGCATACTTGATATATGAATACATAAACTCCTCTGCAAGTTTGTTAACGTTAACCTCAGAATCGTCTCCACCCTCCATTCCATCAGAGATATACTCTAGTATACATAGCTGACCAGCCATTCCAGAACTAAAGTTAATTACTCCAGATTGCTTATCTATTCTATATGTAGGGTTTGAGTTTGCTGTCTCAGTATTTAATCCAAATCTAGATCCAACATTATAATCAAAGTACCACCTTCCATCTATGTTGTAACCCTCTCTACCAGAGAACTTACCCTCACCAAGGTATATTGTCTTTACATTATCATTTATTCTATCGTAATCTAGTATAGAGGTTCCCTCTAGTACATTACCATCCTCATCAAATAATATGCGACAGTTATTATCCTGTAAATAACTATTACTATAGTTTGCTTGTATGTTTTCTGAAAGCGGTCTAAGTATACCGTCTTTATATAGTGAAATCCTAACATAATTTACATAATTATTAGGAAGAACAAACTTTAAATCATCGCATATGCTTATCTCAAGAACCTTTATTTCTTTTAATGCATCATAATTTATTTCTTGAATTCCTCTCTTGGCATGAAATAAAACATTATATTTTGTAACGTTATTGATTAACTTATCATTACCAACATACATTAACATAAAATTATTAACTAAGTCTGATAACGATATATATTGGTATGATCCCCAATTCTCATCTTCAGGTAAATTACCTGCATTCTCATAGTACTGATAACCGTTTAAGTATGCCATATTATCCTTCTATTTGTTTATCACTAGTTTCTTCAGCATTTCCAAATGCATATAGGTCAGTCTCTCTAATTGATATACCTGCGTACTGTAGTATCTTAGCTACTAGTAATGGTTCATCTGATTCTGGTAGTTCAAAGTCTTGATAATCTAAGGAAGATTGATCAAATAATGGAGAACCTCCAACAATTGTAGTATACGTCCACTTAGGATCCTTAGGAAGTCTTATGTACTGAGCAGCAACATTACCTGCTATTGAGCTAGGATATACATTTATAACATTGGCCTCCATAGAATAAACAGGAAACATTGTAGATGGAGCAGTAAGATTTGAAGATAGTAGATACATTAATTTATCCTGACTAACTCTATCAATCTCCTTGTTATTATTATATCTAACATTATTAATATAGTAATAGTCTGAAGGTAAATCAAATGTGCCATCTATAATAGAATAAGGAAGACTGACTGTTGAAGAAAAACTATCTATAACAAGTTCTATGTTTCTAACTATATCAGAGTATCCACTTCCAGATAACCTTGCATTCTGTTTTACTATCCAGCTATTGTACTGATAGAAGTAATTCTCAAATATATCTAACTGTGCCTGTTTAGCATATAAGTTAAAATCATCAGGTGTAATGTACCCAAAGTTATTCTTATTAGCTACTGATAACACAGTATTTCTAACCGAATTTATCATGCTTAAACTTTTTACAAAGATACTAAAAAAAAACACCCTATATTTTAGGGTGCTTCTTGTTTTACTTTACGTGATTCTCTAGTAATCGTAGGACTTCAATTCCTTCATCTGACTGAAGATAAGAAGCTAATATGTAGACTTTTTCTTCTCCGAAAGGAACAGTAAGTAATTTCTTTTTATTAGAAGGTAAGTTAAAATAAATATCTCTTCCCTTATTCTTTAATCTCAATAGATCATACTCAAAAAACTTAGCACAAGTATTCTGAAGTTGAAGCATTGGATCATTTAACATCTCTAAGAACTGAATAGGATTATTTCTTGAGTATACAAAAACATCACGCTTCAATTCAGCAGTAGATATCTTCTCTAACTTAGCTCCAAGTAATACACGTCCAATAGCCTCAAGCATCTCAAGACTTAAGTCTCTTGCAGCAATCTGAGCGTCTAACTCAGCAGAGAATCTATCAACATCAGATGATGCATCCTTCTCTGTATTAACCTCTTCAAATATAGATCCGTTTTGTGGATGTATAGATAAGAAGTGTTGTAGTACTGGGTTTGTTTTAGAAACACTTAGTGCTCCATCAACAAAAATAATAGGTTCTAGAATTGCATTTCCATCCTGTTCATCCTCGAAAGGACTCTTCTGATTTCTAGCATATCTTAATGCTCTTTGAGAAGTACCATCAAAATGTAGTAGTGTTGATCTATGGGTATTTCTTGATGCCAACATATAGGTAAGTGGCGTGTGTTTTTTCTTTAGTACGTATACTTTGTCTGTTAAGACTGTTTGATTTTTCATTTGATAAGATTTAAATTATTTAAAAAAAAATAACAGGGGATATTACTCCCCTGTTAGGTATTATTAATTATTATGAATTAACACCTTCGAATAAGAAGAAGTTATTTGCACCTAAAGTACATAAAGCTCTTTCAGATAAGAAGTGAACCTCCATAGCATCTAAGCTAGAAGTAGAAGCTCCACCAGCAGAACCAGTGATCCAAGTTTTGTAACGTCTATCTTCAGTTTCAGAAGCTCTGTAACGTACGTGTAAGAATGGACGTTTAGCGTTTTTACCAAGAACTTGGTCATAAACTGTAGTAGATCCAGCAGGAACTAATACACCATTAACAGATCCACCTACAATACCACCTCTTAATGCAGCATCGTTTAAGTACTTCCAGTCAGTTTTGTAGAAATCATAACCTCTACGGAAACCTGTGAAACCTAAGTTTAATGACATTTCTCTATCGTTGTCAAATAAACCATAAGAAACTCCACCAGCAGCATTAGAAGATTGAGCTCCTAACATATCATCAACATCAAAAGAGAATTGACGGTTTAAGAACAATACATTCTCTTCAATAGCTCCTTGTTTGTCAAGTCTTTGGATAATAGCGTCGAAATCAGCTAAAGCAACTGGATTTCCTCCACCCCATACGTTTCCTCTATCATTGATAGCATAGAAAAGACCTTCAGAACCTTTGTTACCATAAACAGTGTTGTTAATAGCACCAGAGTTAGCTTCAGCAGGAACCGCTTCAATCATACTCATCTCTAAGTAATCATCAAAACGTAAACGAGTTTCGTGCTCTGATTTAATGTACCATAAATATCCAGTAGCTCCATTTTCAGTAGTTACTTCAACCCATCCGATTTGAGCCATATCAGATCCAGAAACAGCGTATTTATCTTTGATGATAATTGGGCTATTTTCGAAGATATCGTCAACTGCCTCAAGAGACTCTTCCATTCCTTCAGTTCCTTTTTTGAATTCAGAACCGTAAACAAATGCAGTAATTACTTCAGCAGCTCCAAATGTTTGTCCACCACCTTCGTAGTAAGCAACATCAAAAGTACTGTTAACATAATCTACGTCAGTAATGATAGCTTTGTTAGAATGAGCTGCATTAGCGTTAGAAGATAAGAAGACAGTTTGACCTTTTCTAAAAGCAATACCTGTTGTAGAGGTTAAAGCTGGATTTAATACGTCATTTACAATAATTGTAGCTGTATCTACACCAGCAGCAAAACCAGTAGCAACACAGTTTACATATTTAGTATGCAAACGACCTTGTTCTGCCCATTTGATAAGGTCAGAGTTAGACGGCATCTCAGCTCCAACTGCTCTTAAGAAAGAAGCAACAGAACGGTTACCGTATCTTTCGAATTCTTTTTCGTAAGTATCAGGAAGATACTGATTCAAGAAATCAAAGTTTGTAATGTAGTTAGTCGAAAGAGTTTTTCTTTCAGACGATGGGGTTAAAGCAAACCCAGGGGTTGGTAATACAGACATAGTTGTGTGTTTTAATGTTTATAACTTCTAATTTTTAGTCCTCGACCACTATCACTTTCAGAAGCAACTACCTTAAATCCTGATTGACCAGCAGACTGTGGAACACTTCTTGTTTCCATGTCTATGTTTTTGATTTTTTTTGTGCTATCTAATAGCGCATCGGTCTTGCCTTGCTCATAAAAGAACTTAGCCATTTTCTCAGGATTCATAGCCGCAGCTAATGAACGATGATAACCTTTCGCATCTGATATTAGTCCATTCTCATCTAAGTGTTTAGATACAAAATTTGTAACATCCGATTGAGCTTTCATTATTTCTGAAGCATCTCCTGGTAAAAACGTTATATTTTTATCTCCAACATTGAACTCAAAACCTTTGAACTCGTTAGAGAAAATTTCCTCCGTCTTCTTTTGAAAATACTCAGACTTTCTACGATTCTCTTGCTCATAGGTCTGTGATTCTTGAACATATTTCTTGTAAGCATTGTAACCCTCTGCCTCATCATCTGAAACTAGACCACCTTTCGACTCGACAGGTATTCTGTATGCTTCTTTTGAATCATCAAAGAATTTCTTTGCCTTAGCAAGCTCTTTCTTCTTAGCTATCTCCTTCTTCTTGATATCCTTTGGATCGTCAAGGTCCTCATCATAAGCAAATTTATCTTCAATTAGATATGCTATATCTTCCTTGTCTAAATCCTCTTCTGTTTGAGAGTAGTACTCAGCTAATAATTCATCTGGATTAAGATCGTCAAAGTTTCTATTTAACTTAACAAAATCTTCAATACCTCTACCAGTTTCTTTTTTATACTTAAAGTATGCAGAAACGTCACTAGGTAACTCCTCTGCCTCTTCTCTTTTTTGAAGTAACTCGTCAATAGAGTTAACCTCCTTATTATATCTATTCTTAATATATGAAAGAACGTCAGAGTCTCCGTACTCCTTTGTCTCTTCAATTACAACTTCAGGAACTTGTACCTCCTCGTGTTGTTGTAAACTTTCTTCGTGCTTGTCTAAAAGTTGTTGTTCAATTTCTTGTACAGACTTTTGTTCAACAGCACCCACTTCTTTTACTGTGAAATTTTCCATTTAATTTGATTTTAATTTATTATATTTTAATTGTAAACTCTGATTTCTAGATTTAAATCTAATATTCCATTAGTACTTGTAAATAAACTAACTGTAGAATCATTAGATCTTGTACCTCCAAAAATTTTATTTTGACTATTTCCTGGATTACCTTGAGTAGTAACAAATACTACAGTCTTTCCACTTAGTAATATAGGGCTAGAACAAGTAACAAAATAAGAACCTACATCATCATAACTCCATGTAAACGTAGCCGCAGTATCATTAAACACAACAGTAGCTGTAGGAGCAGATGTTCCAGACTGAGTAATTAATGCTACATATGATTTATAGTTTTTCAAAGCAACAGTACCATCAGCATCTGGTAAAGTAATAGTCCTATTCACAGTTGGGGTTAAAGACTGTCTTAAGTTAGTTGTTTTTAACCCACTATTGTTTGATGTAAACGATAATTTATTATGTTCTAAAGTAGACTTACTTAAAAGAGATGTGTTCTCAACTGTAACTATACCTGTTAATGTTATTTTAGAAAAACCACTAACAAAATTATTTCCACCAGTTACCGCCTTTTGAAGAGTTATATCGCTTGTTAAAGCAACAGTACCATCAGCGTCTGGTAAATAAACACTTCTACTGCCAGTTAATGGAGTAATTGGTAGACTTAATTCAATGTAAGGACCTGCTGGTACACTTTTAAATTGAATAGAATTATCATATAAAGAAATTTTATTTCCTCCAACTGTTTCTACAGAAACAACACCAGTTGATATAGTTGTTTTATAACCTGCCAATGTGTAGGAGTTTCCCGCAGTAATTACTTGCTGCAATGTAGGAGTTGTCATATCACTTGTTAAAGCAATAGTTCCTGAGGCGTTTGGTAATCTAACTAAATAGTTCCCAGTTAATGTATCAGCAGGATAAAGTCTAGATATAAACCCATTTTTTGAAAAAGCTAAACCTTCATAACTAAATGTAGAAGTAGTTGCGCCTGAAATTTTTTGATTTGAAATTTCAGTAGAGCTTATAGTAGTGATGTAGGAACCGTCATTAATGGTATTACCTAAGTCAACTGTTTCTTGTAATGTTTGAGCTGCTGGAGATCCTTGAATACCTTGAATACCTTGTTGTCCTGGAATTCCTTGAATTCCTTGAATACCTTGAGCTCCTTGAGAAGCTAATAAGGCCCAGTGTGTTGTATCAGTAGAAGGATTAGTAGTTCCTGAAGTTGCCAAAATACAAAACCAAGATGCACCATCGTATGATACTGCGTCATTAGCTACATAAGATGTACCTGACACCCATATTGATCTCCAAGTTAATCCAGCTGGACCAACTGCTCCCGCAGTACCAGGGATACCCTGTATTCCCTGTATACCTGGAACACCTTGAGGTCCTTGCGAAGCTGTAGTAACGCTAGACGCTATATCCTCAATAGTATAAGGTTCTGTTTGTTTATTAAGTACAGCAGATTTTCTTTCAACTAAATCCGCTGTCGTTGCTATTCCTATAAATCTAGTTCCACTAGGTACTTGCGCCATATCTTATTTTTTTTGCAAAGTTAAGTATTAATTTTATATATTATTTAGCAGTTCCACTTGTCTAAAGATAACTTCTTTCTTGTTGGATCTCCGTTAGGTTTTTTCATAGGACCAGGCATTCCAGACATTCTAGCACAGAAAGATTTTCTACGCATAGCATCCTTACTTCCAGGTTTTAATTTAGATGGAGCTGTCGTAACTGCCATCTTTAGTTTGCTTCCAGGATTTGCTTTTCTATACGATGCAACTCCATTTGCATTCAAACCTCCAGTCTTACTTTTTCCCTCGGCTCTTTGCCAAGCCTCTGTTTTTGCCATTTATCTTTTTTTCTTGTTTAAGCATCTCTGCTGTAGGTTTCTTTCCAGAACCTTTATTTGCACGAATATTATTCCACAAAGAATTTTCTACTCCTAGTTTATTTATCATTATCTTGGTCCGAATTGTGAGAAATCAAACGAGTCTAAATTATCATTAGTAGACTCAAAATCTACTGGAGGTAAGTTATTCTTACGTTGATCTATTAGTTTTGATTGTTGTGTGTTTTGTAAACTAACACGTTTATCTTTAGCCTCCTCCTTCATTTTTTCTTTTTCAGTTAATGTATTAACTTCAATACCCTTTAACTGCATCTGATAATTAAACTCAAGCTCCATAAGTTTCATCTTAAGATCAGCCTCGCTCTGCATCTTCTGAATATCAAAGGCAGACTCAGCTTGTTTTACCTGAAGTTTAGATTGTGTCTCAGCCTGTATCTGTTGCATTGCATTTTGAGCGGCAGCCTGTTGAGACTGTTGCTGTATCTGACCTTGCATCTGCTGAGTTTCTTGAGCAATCTTTTGTTTCTGCTCCTCTCTCTTCTTTCTTTTTAATTTAAGAAGTTGGTTAGCTAGTTTTAAGTTTCTAATCTCTCTAATATCAATTGCATCCTCTAATAGTATAGAGTCACGAGATAATGAAACCTGAATATTTTGTTCTAATTGAGCCTTCTCCTCTTCATCAGGTGTAACCTCTATAAAGATTCCAAAGTCGTAGATATATAAGTCCTTTATATTATCTAGTATACCAACACTGTACCTTCCTATCTGATTTATAAACTCCTCCTTGAAGTCAGAGTACTCTAAAATATCAGCTACTCTATAAGATATAGCCTCTGATAATGAACGAGTTATGTATAAGCTAGACTCTAGGATGTGTCTTGTAGCGGTGTTTGAATTTAATGCAGCTAGTTTTTGAACACCAACTAATGCATCTGGGTTTGGATTAGATCCATCACGAGCCTCATTTAATCCAGTAACATCACGAATCATACCTAGATAGTGATTATAACTTCCAATTAAACTTTGAAGTTTTCCTTGACCACTATTTGTTCCTAACTCAGAAATTGGAACCCTTGCGTTATTAAACTCTCCATCTCCAGTATAGCTTCTACCAATAACACTACCTGTCTGGAAGTATAATCTTAATGCATCCTCTGGGTTGTATGCTGCTCCTGTACCTAGGTCAACTTCATTGATACCATCAGCATCAATAAATACACCATCAGGAACAACCTTAGCTAGTACCTGTTGCATCTTAAGGTGAACGATCTGAATTAGATCTGCAAATGGAACCATTCTTTTTACTAATGATTCAATATTACCCTTGTACATTCTTGGAGCACAAGCTACATAGTTTGGTATTGCATGTTGTGTGGCAGACTTAGGTCTTACCATATTCTTAGATAGTTCCCATTTAAGCATAATGTTAGTACCAGCTACCATTATACCATCGTACCAAACATCAATTGTTTTTTCAATTTTTTCGAAGTTACCTTCATCCATCATTTCCTGTGGTGGATTAAAGGTATCGTCCTTAGGTATCATTTTTTCAGTACCGTTATCTAAAGTCTTTTTCTTGTAAACTATCTTCTTAGTGGTCTTATAGTTAAAGTACATTAGTGTAGCACTATCTCTGCTAAACATACTATTATTATAAACCTGCGCTGAATTATAGTAGTTATTCCATGACTGACCGTACTTAGATATTTCTTCTAGTTGATCATCAGTAAGTGTAGGGTCTATCTTAAGAAGTTCAGTTGTGTGTACTGTTTTAACTTCTCCCCAATAGAAACAATCCTTAAAGTATGGATTCTCTGTATAGCTGTAGATAACATTAGCTGGATCAACGTACTCTATACGAACACCATCGCCAGGAAGAAACATATGTTTAGCCATACCAACACCAATAGTTGCTATATCTAAGTCAATGCTCTTTCTAATGTCGTTATATTTATTATCGTCAAATATAGTGTTAATAGCTTGCTCCTCTGCAATCTCTATAGCAGGCTTGTAGTTAAGCTGCATGAATAATGATAACTCATCATCTGTCTCTGGAAGCTCATCTACAGGAGTATCAAACGCATCAATTCCAAACTGATCTTTTACTTGAAGAAGTAAATCCTTAGCAGCCATATCTGTTTGCACAGCCTCTTGAAACTGAGAACGTTTGTCTGTAGACATAGCGTCTTGCGCATATGCCTTAACCTTAAACATTCTATCAGTCATTCCGTTAACTACAATATCAATAAACTTTGGTATAATAGGAACTGGAGTCCAGTCTAAGTTTAAATGACTTAGATCTCCATCAACTGATAACTCATTCTTATACTTACCAACAGACTGCTCACCTCTAGCGTATAATCTTAGTTTGTGAAAGTTTGCACGTTGATCATAGAACTTACACCCATGACTGTCTTTCTTAAACCACTCATATTGAATACTTTGACCAATTCTCAATCCATATTCATATGTCTCCTTTTCTTTATCAGAAGCAAACAGGTCTGGAAAACTTACAGGGTTAATCTTTATACTTACGTCCTTCATTTATCTTATTATTTCGCTATGGGTTCCGCTATTGTTATACTTTGCAAAGTTAAATATTATTTTCGATTCTTTTTTGACTTGAGTGTATATGTTCTTTTGGTTAGCCATAATAGCTAATCCTGAGCTAATTGCAGCATCAAACTTTGTTCTATTATTTATATCAAACCTTGCCCACTCCTCTATTGTCCTTGAGAAGTACATCGATCCCATCTCATCTGAGTCCCTGTATGTACCCTCTAAATCAAGACCTACATACTTCTCTATATACGACTCAATTGCAGATGCGTGTGACTGCTTAACGTCCTCTGATGAGTTAGGTATACCTCCTAGCTCCCTCTCTGTCTTTGACAGATTGATAAAACTTTTGTCAGGTCTATTCATTGAGAAACCTCTGTACCCTCTATTCTTAAAGTGATAAAGGAGTCTAGGTTTGTTATTCTCTACAAGTATTGGCATACCATAGAATATACAAGCCATAAGGACATCCTCAAAGAATATCTCGGCAGTCTGAGGTCTTGCTATATACTCTAGGAAGAAGTGGTTACTAGGAGCATTATCCATGTTAAACTTAGTAAGTCCGTGAAGAGATCCGTTAGATCCACCACCACCTACTGTACCAGATATGTCATAAGGGTCACATCCAAATGCTCCGATATGGTCGTTACCTGGATACTTGTTACCGTTCTTATAAACTATGTTATTCTGTAATCCTTTCTCTGGAATCCACGATACTGTAAACCTTCCTCTTGGATCAGGAGTCCATACAACCTTTGTGTCCTTCTCTCCATTTAACCAACTAAATGATCCCTTTGTTAGAACCCTATCCTTAATAAGTGAATCGTTATAGTCAATCTGTTGGTATAGCTTGGTAAGGTTGAATATTGATGCCTTGCTCTCATCTCTAAATGCGTGAGACTCTGTTCTTGAGAACTGTCTATAGAACTCATTAAGGGCATCTGCATCACTCTTCAAAGAGGCAACCTCATTCTCCCAGTAGTCAATGGCACCATCTGTTATCATATTACCATCTATACCAAGTACTGGCTTGTCTGGTCTTCTGAATACTGGCATTCCATATCTGTCTATGTATCCCTCAAAGTTCCACTCCATTGGAATATAGAGTGAGTACATACCAGACTTTGTTTGACCATTGGCATTACGAGTTTTAATATTAGACTCCTCATAAAGTTTCTTAAAGTTAGCCCCTCCCTTTTCAAGTGAGTTAGGAGTAGAGCCCATCATACACTTACCAATAATCTTAGAACCTAACCTAAGACAAGTCTTAGTTACACGCCAGTTATTCAATATATTATCAGGCTTAATCCACTTACCAGACTCGTCATGTACTAGAAGAAGAAGTTTCTCACCATCATAGCTGTTATCAGCTGTGTTCTTCCAGTCAATGGTTGTATCAAGACCCTTTATCTCTTCGGTGGTCTCATTGTTTTCGTACATGTTCTTCTTGGTGATCTTCGCAGCAGGAACCCTAAAGGCAAGCTCTGTCTTTGGTTTATCCATACCATCCTGGATAGGCTTGAAGAAGAATGGGTAGTTGCTTATAATTGGCACGACCTTATTGGTAAACATTGTCTTAGCATCGTTACCAGTCTTTGACAGTATACCAAGTCTTGCATCCTTTGCAAGTGTTCCTGTATTAGATAGCTCGTTAGATCCCATAAACGAGAATCCAGAACGTCTAATCTTTAGGTAAACCATTCCAAATGATCTTGGATCTGCCTTGCATGCCTCCCAGAATATATAGTATATCCTGTTGGCTTCACGATAGTCTGGAAGGCCAACATCAATCTTGGTCCACTGTACGTACATATAGTGAGATCCTGTTATGTATGTAGTGACTCCATTATTCATAAAGAAAAAACCATTCTCTCTCCTGTCAAACTCTTCCTCAATATAATCAACCCACTTATCCTTAAATGTTTTAGGCATTGTATGCCAGTTAAAGATGGTCTTTATATTGCTAAGTTCTTTAGGGTATTCGAATGGCTCCCAGTACTGGTTTTCTTTTTTGTTGTCCCTTTTATACACTATATTTGGGACGGAAGGAATAGCTATGTTTAATCCGTTTATATTGTAGATGTCTCCAATGGTTCCATCCTTAGATATAACCACCATGTCGTACTTCTCATTATAACCATACTCCCAGGATTTGCTCTTGTTTTTATTTACAACAACCTGTGGTGGAATATGATCACGAACTACTGTATATAAACTATTTTGATCTTCGTTCTGCAAATCCTTGTATTTTATTTTCTTCTTTTACAGGTGCTTCATCAGAAAGTTTTTCTCTTTCTAGTTCTATCCTATTTAAAATTTCAAAGGCATCAAAAATTGCTAACTTTTTAGCTGAAGCAGCGTTCTTTAATTTATCTGCTGATAGGTCAGTTCCATCATCCTCAGGTTTTAGTATCTGATCTGATGCAACCTTTATAAGTTCCATAACAGCCTTCTCTCCAGCATCTATAATCTGTAACTTGATTTCTTTTAATTCCATTTTATTGTAATGTTACTTGTGAACATCCTGTATAACTTCTCATCGTTTATATAGAATGGATATTCGCTATTTGGCTCAAATGAGACCTCATCTCCAACTGATAGACCTAGATCTACTAATTCTTGATTTATGTACTCTATCGTTCCAATAAGGGGTTCTTCTTGAGTGTTCTTGTATATTATAGATTCCTTTGCTTTAACTGGTCTAATAAAGCAGTACTTTGAATGAGCACTCCACTTATTATCGTGGAAGTACATAAAGAACTGATCATTATCAACCATAAACAGATCATCCTTTAAATAACTTGCCCCACTCTTCTCTCTACCTTTCATATCATAATACAACTTAAATACATTATGATGTACGAGAAGCAAATCTCCAGGAACTATATCTCCATTATACCCAACAGGGGTAGATATAACTACCCCTATTCTATTGGATACGGTATGGTCTTCTTGGGATGTGCTTACAATTAAGTTAATACCACCTACTTCTTTAGTGTTATTATATCGCTTACCATCTAATGGCTTTACGATAAAGCAGTAAGGAGATTTCATTAGAAATTTATATTATACTCTATAGATACTGGCATGTTAGAATTAAATTCCTTCCAAAGCAATACCTCTTGCGAGTCATTCTCTATCCAGATTTTAAAGCTATCCTTTAGTTCGTCAAAGAATATAAGGTGTATTTTATGAGATCCATTTAAAACATCCTGCCCATGAATATAACTCATTGCATTCTTATAGTCTGGACCTATAGATATTTTACGGATATCCATTAGTTATATACTCTTATTTCTACAAATGCTTTTTCAATTCCGTTAACTTGAAATTTATTATAAGAACTTATATTAAGTATTTTAATATTATTTGGAAAATTTGATTCTTCAAAGTTTGGATAAACTCTTGGAATATCATACCACATATTTGAACAAGTTAAAGTTGTTTTGTTTAAAGTAAATAATCCATCTGAAGAAACCTGGTAAGATCCAATACTATCATATGTCCAAGTTAAATTACCTCCTAATGTATTTTGAAGTACTGTAGCTACTGGAGCAGATGTGAAAGACTGAGTAATTATAGCAGTATATACCTTGTATGGAATAGCAAGATCAATAATACCTTGAATACTAAAGTTCTTAGTTCTATTTAGATTCTCAACATCGGTACCTATCAATAGGTCGTCTATTGTAGGTATTGTAATTTCTGGATATGTACTAATCTTGGTCATTAATCTCTCCTGTTTGTAGGTTTATATTTACGTTTCCGTACTTCTCAATTAACGTAGCCTCTAATTCTTTATACTGAGCAGACAAAGAGTCTAACTCTCTAAAAAATTTATGTTTTGCTAGTTCAGCTTCAGCTATTGAAACCTTTGCTTCGTTAAATTTAAGACTTAAGTCTTTTAAGTTTTCTAATTCTTCTGTAGTTACTGTTTTCATTTTTATTAAATTTTTTACAAATATACAAATTTTTTATTGATTTTTTATTTCTTGAATTTCCTTATAAATTCTTAAAAGCTCTTCTTCTTTTTGTTTTAATAAAT